TCACATAGTCAGTTGGTCGATAGCACTTGTCAACGTGTGAACACCGGAGGCGGCCATTCCATATGGTCCTGGGATCATGGACAGGCCTCCTGAAACAGACTTAATAATATCCAGTATTCGTTTCCAAAAGTTGGCATTATCAAGATAACAGACTCCGATGGGAAGTTCTTGGATGATCTTCCTATACACTGCAATAGCATGGTCATCCCTGGGTGAGAAAGTGGTGTACTCATAAAGTCCGTTTCCGGGATTGATGATGTACTCGACACAAGCCCACGTCTTAAGGATCGCTGTGTTATTGGTGTTGGTACCTATGCCAGATACCTTAATACACACAGTTTCGAATTGTTGGTCGAAACCGGGTACGTAAGGTGTGCCAGCCAATTGACCGAAGTCACCATTGGTGGTGTCGAGTGTTCTCGGCAACGCTTGGGAATTCTCAATCACTCCCTGGAATTGAAAAGTCGAAGCTTGATTATAAGCTCCGGTATAAACTCCAAGATTGAAAGGACCGGTGTATTGGTTAGCATTGGTGTTGTTACAACCTTCTAGGCCGAGGAGATTGATGTTATCTCCAGCGGCTTGACCCTGCGCTATGGATGTAGTCAGCATAATCTTAAACGCTTGAACGGTTCCGGTCCAACTCATTGCATTAGTCGTTGGGACTAACTCGAAATGATTGGACACGAATCTGAACTTGGTCACGATGTCTGCGACCTGCTGTCCATTGGCATTGGTTCCGAAGATTGATTGCAAATCTGAGTAAGGTTCAGCAATGAAGACTGTAGTGTCTGTTATGGGTGTACCAGCAGGAACAACGGCTCTGAAATAGGCAACGCCTGGAACAGGAGCTAGTATGTAATACACGTCACTGGCAGCCGCAAAAGTTGTGGCTTTTATAAGGCGATGTTTCTTAACCAACGACTGTCCTTCAAAACTGTCTGGCACTCCTTGAATTCTGGAGGCTTGAAAGTCTGGAGGTGCAAAGGCGCACTTGAGAAACGCTAAACCGTCTGCTGACAGCCCTACGGATCTCATGGCCTTCCTCACACCATTGTTCAGTCGTTGTACAGAAGCGCTAGGTCCATTACTAACGCCCATTGGTTGGGGCATAATGTATTTGTAGACTCTTGCTTCATCGTTGTCCTGATTCACGCGCTGGCGAGCTCTACGCCTAGCTGATCGGGATGGAACATTCATGGCAACATTATTAGAGAGTTGTTGCTTAACTCTTTGGGGTTTTGGTTGGGATTTATTCGGCATACTCCACTATTTCTTGAGTCCCCTCCAACTCTAGAAATCCCACACGATCCAACTCGGACATCACCACGTCAAACTCTGGATGAGTCTTGAGCATATCCTGCAAGCCAATCATAAGACATCGAAGTTCGAGTGTGTCTTTTGGAGAGTGATGAACAAGGTTCATCATCATCTTGACATGGTTCACAGGGTACGACCGGCCGTTCATGTAAATTCTACTACAGAAATCGAAAGAATCGACAACTTTGTTATAGTCTTTACACTTCAGACCTAGCGCCAAATATGTTTCTTTAGCACCCTCAACGTACTCTTCGACTGAGTCATCTCCAGCAGCTATGGTTTTCCTACTACCGACTAAAGTCGCTAAGTGTACTCGCATAAAACTGTTGGAACGTGATGTCTTAAACTTTCCCGAATTGACGATACCTTTGAAACGCGGTTGAACCATGGTCCCATCCGAAAACATGTAAATGCTCTCCGACTCTATAAGAGCGGTTCTTCTGAGCAATGTTTCCCAAACGGGGCTAGAGTTTTCACAAAGTTTAATCGTGAACTCGGCGTCGTTAAGTATCATCCA